CTCAGGGTAATTGGGTTAATAATATTATTCAAGTTGCTCAAAAGACAGATCCTGATTGGTGGGATGAATTTAGAAATCATTCAGGAAAGATTAATGCTATATCTGATTTTCAAAAAGCAAGAACAGCTTATGGTGTAAACGCTAACCACAGTAAATAATTTGCTGTGTATAAACTCTACTAATTCAGGGAAACACTCTATGAGTCAATCCTGAGCCAAGCTTACGTAGGAATACGTTTGAAGGTGCAACGACTAGAACATACCTTCTAGAACAGAAGATGAAGTTCATAGGGCAGAAGTCTGCTCGAAATGTAGAGATACTAGAAATAGTATAAGAGATAGTCTGAGCTGTATGGTGACATACAGGTGTTGCGCGCCAAGCAACATTAAAGGAAGTAAAATGCAAGAAATTTGGAAACAATATAGAGATACTGTATATGAGGTATCGAATACAGGTTATGTACGAAATAGTACGACTAATAAAATACTATCGCCTACAATAACTAGACAAAACTATTTTAGACTCACTATCTGGCATCATAAAAAGTCGTTTGCAACGTATGTACATAGAGTGGTAGCAGAGGCTTTTATTGAAAATCCTGAGAATAAGGCAATTGTAAATCACTTAGATGGCAATCCATCAAATAATCGTTTAGATAATTTAGAGTGGACAACTATAAGTGAGAATGTAAGACATGCCTATGAAACAGGTTTAGCTAAAAGAGGTGAAGATAGTGTTGTTTCGAAATTGACAGAAGCTGATGTATTTAAAATAATACAATGTATGAAAGATGGTGACACTGTTGCACAGACAGCACGTTTATTTAAAATGTCATCTGCAGCTATCAGTAATATTTGGAATGGTAATACATGGAAGCATATTAAAAGAGACAAACCAGAAACAAAAAATTATAAAGGTAAATTAAAGGTAACTGATATTCCTGTTATTAGAAAAATGTTTGTAGAAGGCAAGACTAACAAACAGATAGCTGATATCTATGGTATTCATCCTACATCTATTTATAATATACGTTTCGGTAAAAATTGGACAAATTATTAATACTTGGCGCAATACCGATAGTGTCTAACGAATACTATTGAACAAAACTGAACGATGCTGTAATAGTTAAGCAATTTCACATATGGGGAAAAAAGAATAATATACCTACGTCATCTGTGCACGATGCTTTTGTAACTAACATAGCAGACATGCTAGAAGCACGAACAGCACTTCGTGGTATTTATGCGAATACCATGCGTAGAAATGTTATCAGAGAGACATTAGACGAAATGTTAAAACGTGGTCTTCCACGTGAAGAATATAATAAGTTTTTAAATGAAGCAATTGAGATTGGTCTTATACCTGTTGCTGGACGTTCCAGAATTGGTGGAAGACTAATAACTGAAAATGATATCTTGACAATCGAAGATGTACTTGAAAAAGTCGATGAAAACTTCGATAAAAATAGATATTTTTATGGAATAGGTTAGACTGTGTCTAGCTTAAATTAAAGGGCTGTGCCCGAAGGTAATAGAGAAATGGCTGAAAATAATAAAACCACTGAAGAATTAGAGGCTGAGAAACTAGCTGCTGAAAAGGCTGCTATGAAAGCAGAAGTTGAAAAAGAAGAAGCTGAAAAGAAAGCTCAGGCTGAAAAAGACGCTGCTGACAAAGAAATTTCTGATAGATACAAAACTCAAGCTGAAAAAGATGCAGATTTGGTTTCGAAGCTTGTTAGAGAAAAATTGGAACAAGAATTAACACCTATCAAGGGTAAGTTAGATGCAGCGTTTAAACAGCGAGATGAAGCTTTGCAGAAGATTGCTGAGTTTGAGCGTAAAGAAAAAGAAGCTACTTTAAAGAGACTCGAAGAAGAAGGCAAACATAAAGAAGCCTTTGAAATGAGACTCTCTGAAGAACGTGCTGAAAAGGAATCTCTTAAAAAGCGAGTTACTGAATTAAGTAGGGATGTCGCTGTGCGTGATGCACTTAAGAGTATGACTTTCAGGAACGATAAGGCTGCTGAGATGGCATTTAAGGAGATTATTACTAATCTCGTGCAAACTGATGATGAAAAATGGGTGCATCGTTCAGGTGTGTCTATTCGTGATTATTGTGAAGCATTTTCTAAAGATGACGAGCAATCGTTTTTGTTTAAAGCTAAAACATCAAGTGGTGCTGGAACTGGTAGCTCTAAAGATACTGGTGGATCTGGCACTGGAAAGAAATCGTTATTCGACATGTCCCAAGCTGAAGTATTGAAACTTGCAGCGGAAGGCAAAATTTAATTTTAAGGAAAATTTAATATGGGCGCAGCAACTTTTTCACTAGCAACTGGTAAAGACTCACTAACTGCTGGTTATGCTCTTCAAAATGCTATTAGTGCGTATAGCGACGAAGCTTACACAAATGCTAAGAAACTATCCGGTACAGGTATTGTTGGTTCAAACCCAATGATCGATACCAGCACTGAGACTTACGTTGGTCAGATTCGTTGGATGAAGCCAATCAATCCTACCATTAACGTTGCTTCACTTTCAACTGCTTCTAATGGTGTCACTACATCTTTTGCTTCTGATTACCTGAACTACATCAAGACCGTTCGTACACACGGTGCTTCACGTGTTAATATGGCACAAGTTATTTCTCAGCAAGATGGTCTTGCCAAGATCGGTCGTGATTTCGCCGAAACTCGTGCACAAGATGAGCATAACGCTCTTCTTTCAGTTCTTAAGGGTGTAGCCCTTTCAGAAGCTCTTAATGGTGCTTGTGCCGCTGCTGGTGGTACTGGTACTGGTGGTCAGACTTATACTAACGATGACAAGGATGCCAAGTTTGGTTTCTATGTTGACATGGGTTCCGCTAAGCCTGTAGAAGCTGCTTCTTCTTCATTGCAAGGTGCTGCTCGTGCAGAAGGCTTCCTGCAAGCTATCGGTAAGGCTTGGAAAGATTATGAGCCTGACTATGCATATCTAGTTACTACTCCCGCTATGCTTGCCTCACTTCGTTCAGCTAACTTAGTTGATCAAGACAGCGTTAGCGAAGGCAACATTAACTTCCAAACCATCTTTGGTGGTAAGTTCCGTATTATTCAGTCACGCGCTTCAATGTCATTTGACACAACCGCTCTGACCAAGATTAATACTGGTGCTGGTGTTGATATCACTGTTACTAACACCACTACTAGCTACATCATTCTTCCAGGCGCGCTTGCCATGGCTCAACTAACTGTTCCTGATAGCGTTGAGATTCAACGTGATGCAGCTGCTTATCTTGGTGGTGGTACTACACAAGTATGGCATCGTTGGGGTTATGTTCTAGCTCCCGCTGGTTACGATTGGGCTGGTGCTCAAACTGCATTCCCAAGTGATGCTGAATATGGCTATGCCGTTGAAGGTGGTACTCCTACGGCACTGACTTCAGTTGCTTCAGGAACTATGGCTTCAACTACTGGTACTTGGATTCGTAAGGCCTCTTCAGCTCTAAGCTTAGGCATTCTTCCCGTATTCCACTCTTAATACAGGAACTCACTTATGGCACTAGCTAAAGGCGTTAACTCGTATGTGACAATGGAAGAAACCGATACTTACTTTGCTGACCGTCTAGATGTTGCAGCATGGACGTCTGCTGACGCTGGTAGTAAAGCACAAGCATTGGTGACTGCTACAAGCATACTAGATGAAATGCTATGGGTTGGAACTGCAATAAGTGAGGACCAACCATTAGCATTTCCTAGATCTGCTGAGTATTTTGATCCAAAAGTTGGTACATATGTTTACCTCGATGGTACAACGCCATCGAGGATTTTGACAGCTACTAAGGAATTGGCTTATCATTTGTTAAATAATGACGGTATTCAAGATAATACAGGTACTGTAAAAACTATATCTATTGGACCAATTTCGTTGAATGATGTTTCTTCTCCTGATTTAGTTCCTGCTACTGTAAAAAGAATGATCAAGCCACTATTGATCAATGCAGGTTCGAATGCATGGTGGAGGAGCAACTAATGGGATACAGTGGATTAGTTAAACGACAAGCTAGAAAAGCATTTAGTTTAGCTAAAGATCTAGCTGTAGATATCACATTGACTAAGAAAAGCTCTACTGGCTTTAATTTCGGAACTTTAGAAGCAGGTATGGGTGTAGCACAAACATTAATAGTAAAAGGTATTATTGTAGATAAAACAAAGAGGTCTTCAGAGAGCAAAGTTATGAAAACACAAGTAATAATGCTTTCTGAGGATGTCTCTTCTTTTTCAGATTTTGACACGTTGTCAATTAATGGACTGACTTATTTACCGGAAAGACCTTTGAAAGATGATGGTTATACACTAACCGTAACTCTTGTTAAGGAAGTATAATGGGTAAATATTCTGATTTATCAAAAAATGTTTATTCAGTATTCGACTTAGCAGGATGGAAAGCATTAAATATTAAAACATTCCCAAATAATTTTATTGGAATTGCTAACGGTAGTGATTATATTAGAGTTAGCGTTATACCCTCTGGTGATGGAGTGAATTTAAAGTCTAGTAGTGGTCTTGTTAATATAGATATTTTCGTTAAGGCAGGTTTAGGACCAAATGCTATTTATACAATTTCTGATAGTCTAGATAACTATCTAGTTGGAAAAAGTATAACTATTGGAAATAATGTTACACAATTTAAGAATAGTTCAGTAAGTATCATAGGTGTTGATAAAGACAATTCTATGTTATTTAGAGCTATTTATGCAATTCCTTTTAATCACTATGGGGTTTAAAGTATGGCTCATATTTCGTCCGTAGGTGCTGGTCTATTTACCACCCTATGTTTAAACAAGGTCGTTCAAGCATCTGTGCCAGGTACTGGTTTAGCTGCTGATTGGCACACTCTTTTTGATACAGCAATTGAACGTACCAGTATCGGTAACGTTCGTGACTTTCCTTCAATGGGTACACCACCTAATATTGTTAAAGTTCCAGGCTTTGGTGCTAAACAATCAAAACAAGTTCAAGGACAAGCAGATGCTCCTCAACTTGAGGTAACCGTTAACTATATTCCTCTCGACTGGGTTGATGGTGGTGCTGGTACTCTTGGCTATGCCTTATCAAGTAAAATTATTTATGCTTTCCGTTTTGCTTTGATGAACGCTGATCCTGGTGCAGCAGCTACCGGTCTTGCTACTGATAACTCATGCTATTATTGGCTTGGTCGTATTGAAGCTGTTTCTGTAAAGCCAGCTCTAACTGATGCTACCACAGCTACAGTTACACTGTCTATGCAGTCCGACTTCTATGGCGCTTTCACACACTAAGGAGAATTGAATGTCCCATATTAATTCGCTTGGTGTTGCGTTATATACTGATCTATCTTTTACTTTAGGTGCTGGTGCAGCTGCCGTACCTGCCGCAGGCTCTTATAACCAAGCAGGCTTTGATGCATTATTTGCATTAGAAGATGCAACTGCACCTTATGCTGCAGTTTCAAACAGTTTTGTTCGTATCCAAAACGTTCGTGATTTTCCTTCAATGGGTACGCCTCCAAATATCGTTAAGGTTCCCGTATTTGGGGCTAAACAGTCTCAACAAATCCAAGGACAGTCTGATGCACCTTCCATGGAAGTTACATTGAACTATGTTCCTGATGATTGGTCATCGACTAATCTGGGTTTGTATGTGAACGATGGTGTTACTCGTGCCTTCCGTTTTGCTCTGTTAAACACAGCTTGCACAACTTGGAAATCTACAGGTACTACTGCTAATATTGGCGGTACACTAGCTTTACCTATTCTTAACAGCCTTTACTACTTTACTGGTCGTATTGAAGCCCTATCTATTAAGCCATCATTAACTGACGCTACTACAGCTACTTTAACGCTGTCTATGCAATCAGATTTCTATGGTGCTTATACTGTAACAGCTTCAACTTAATAAATAAATTGGGGATAATCCTTGGTGAAGATTATTTAAATGTTTCTCACCACAGCAGTCAGAGCGCCCCTTATCCTACACAATATGGAAAAATTATGGCAGAAGAAAATGACCTGAATTCTAAACCATTCAGTATGGGTTATGTTCTTCGAACAACTGCAAAACATATGCGAAAGTCTGTGGATATAAGCATCAGAAAAACATTTGAGCGAATTGCGGAATTTGAAGAAGATAAAGAAAAATCAAAAGAAATTTTTGAAACGTTATCCGTACTGCATGGTATGAGAAAACAAATTGATGATTTCCAATTAGAGAATCAACTTAAATTCAAGGGTGCATAATGACACCACAAATTAAAAGGGATAGTAAAATGAGTATTAAAGATCTAATCGGTAAGAAAATGTCCAAGACTGTAAAGTTTATGGGTGAAGATGTTAAAATTGCAAAGTTATCAGTTGCAGAAGTATTATCAATTCAAGAAAAGGCAAAAGAAATTGAAGCAGACGACAGTAAGGGTCTAGAAGTTCTTAAGAAAGTTATTAGATCAGCTGTAGAAGGCGGAGAGGATCTTGCTGATGAAGATTTTAATAACTTTCCAATGGATGATCTTGGAAAGCTTTCC